TGCCTATGGCAACGATCTATTCCAAAAACAAAACCTTGCTACAGCAGTAATGATGAGCACCAATATCATCAAGAGCTTTGGCTTTATGGCACCGCCTAAGTTAGTTCATTTGTTTATGGATAATTTCTGGATGCTACTTGGTATGGATCTTAATGCTATCTGGTACTTTGATGATGTGATTATTGAACACCTACATTTCTTAAATGGTAAATCAACTGCCGATGCTGGATACCTTGAGGTTAACGCACCAGAGTTATCTAATGCAGACAGAATAGAATTACAAAGATATATAAATGAAGAGTATCCTGCTGATCTTGCTAAGTTCAAGGAGTCAATAGGTATCAAATGAAACAGGTAATCTCCTATTCTCTTTATGGTCAACAGGCTAAGTTCCTAGTTGGTGCTATAAAGAACGCACAATTAGCACAGCGATTCTTTCCTGGCTTTACTGTGCGGTTTTATGTAGGAAACTCTGTACCTACCTGGTGTCGTTCTACCTTAGCTTTGTTTCCTAATGTGGAGTTGATACCGGTAGATGAACGAGAAGATAGTGTTGCTAGGCTCTGGAGATTCAGGGCTATCTTTGATCCAGAGGTAGATGTAGTTCTATCAAGGGATGCTGATGCCCGTCTTGGTATTAGAGAAGCGTTAGCACACCAAGAGTTTATGGATTCACAATATGATTTTCACATCATTAGAGATCACCCAACAGGTCACGGCTACCTTATCTCTGCTGGTATGTTTGCTTGTAAAACAGCCAATATGGGTTTCTTTAAAACATTACTAGATCAGACTACGTTAAGAGATACCTATATGCAGGATCAAGAGTTCTTATCTAATGTTATCTATCCAAACATAATGGAGAAGTCTTTAGTTCACGATCCTTATTACAATTACCCAGCACCTTATCCAAGTAAGAAGACAGAGATTAAACGCAAGAAGATTAACACTGTATGCCATATCGGAGCAGCGTTAGATGAGAATGATGTCTTTGTATATCGAGCTGACCTTGAGATGTCATTACAAGAATCAGGCCACGTTAAATATATCTACGATTGGGGAACAGATGAAGATCTTACGTGATATTAAAAAATTATTTATTTACCACGATACAACTAGACTCTTAATAAAAGATTTAGAATTACGGCATACACAATTATTAATACGCATACAAGCTTTAGAAGAAAGGCAATATGAAGATCTTAATAACCGGAAATAAAGGATTTGTTGGCAGGTATTTTACTGAAGAGTTATCTGAACTACCTAACGTAAGTATCACCGGTGCTGATATCAAAGATGGTATTGATTGCAGAGATCTATTTAAGAGAGATGATACTCAGTACGATCTGGTGATTCACCTTGCCGCTATCGTAGGTGGCAGAGAATCTATTGAGGGCAGACCATTAGCAGTAGCTGATAACTTATCTATTGACTCTGAGTTCTTTCAGTGGTGCTTGAAGACCCAGCCTCGTAAGATAGTTTACTTCTCAAGCAGTGCTGCTTATCCGATCTCCTTACAGTGTGATAAGAATATAAAGTTAAAAGAGTTTGATATCAACCTTAAATATCCAGGCGCACCTGATATGACCTACGGTTGGAGCAAGTTAGTTGGTGAATATCTTGCTCAATTTGTACCAAATGTCTATATTTTTAGACCGTTTTCTGGGTATGGATGGGATCAAGATCTAACTTATCCCTTCCCTATGTACATCAAGAGAGCAGTAGAGCGCAACGATCCCTTTGAAGTGTGGGGTCCAGGCACACAGACAAGAGACTTTATCCATATGAAAGATGTAATTGGCGCAGTCCTTGCCGCAGTAAGAGAGGGCATTACCGGTCCTACCAACTTAGGAACTGGTAGATCTACATCATTCTTGGAGTTAGCAAAGCTAGCAAGTGAGGCTGTTGGCTACACACCAGAGATTAAAACTAATCCCGATAAGCCTGTCGGTTGTATGTATAGAGTATCTGATAATAAAAAGATGCTAGAGTTCTACACTCCAAAGATTACATTAGAGCAAGGCATAGCAGAGGCGGTGAAGAAGTTTGGCTAATACAGAGATCACATACTTAAAGAAGAAGATTGCAAAACTAGAGACTGACTTTGCTGCTTTCGCTAGTTTACTTATACAAGCAGGACTGGTAGAAGTTGTTGAGGAAAAAGGCGAGCAAGTATTTAAGGTAAACAAAGTGAAGTTAGATGCCTAACCCAACCTACAACAGACGCAAGGGTGCAGCCTTTGAGATAGATGCGATGAAATGGTTTCGCAAAATGGGTGCTGTAGCTGAGCGGTTGCGCTTGTCAGGTAAGGAAGATGAAGGTGATCTAGTTGTTATCGTTGCTGGTGAGTCTTACATCTTTGAATTAAAGAACACAAAGAGTTTAAACTTAAAGGAGTTTTGGGATGAAGCGCAAGTGGAAGCTAGCAATTATGCTAAGCATCGTGGTATTGATAAGCCTTTCTCTTATGTATTATTTAAGAGGAGAGGAGCGGGGATCCACAAGGCGTGGGTCATCCAAGATCTAACACAATGGCTGGAGGAAAAAAATGCCAACACCTGAAGGTATAATAACTACATCAACAATATGGACAGAACCACAAGAAGTGGTTGAAGAGACAGCACCAGTTGAAGAAGAGGTTAAGGAAGAAGAATGATCTGCGAATTATGTAAGTCCGGTGGAGAGCTGAATAAGATTGGTCAGTTCAAACGCGCTGCTAATATGCACAAGAAATGTAAGGAGGACTGTAATTGTCAACACAAGACTGGTCCAGAAGTAGGAAGCAACGCAAGAGTTTTAGCGGAACCTCTGCGAACTCAGTACCCATTGGAGTAATAGTTCGGTTTTACGGAGGAGAAGTTAGAGAAGGTAAGAACGTATCAGTTAGATGTTGTGTTCATAACGACACTAGAAAGTCAGCAGTAATTGATACAGTCAACAACCTTTACTTCTGCCACACCTGCGGAGTAGCAGGTAATGGCGTTAATATAATTACACATAAGGAAGGGTTAGAGTTTAAAGATGCAGTCAAAAGAGCAGATGAAATCCTTGCTGGTAGCGGCGAACCAATACGCTCAGGCAATAACTCCGGAAACTCTCGCCTATCTAAACGGACGTGGAATCTCTGAGGAAGTTGCTGCTCTTTATTCTTTAGGCACAGTCACTAATCCGATAGCAGGCCACGAATATCAAGAGGGTTGGTTATCAATACCATACATAACTGCGCTTGGTCTTTGCGTTGGTTTTAAGTTTAGAAGATTAGATGAGGGCAAGCCTAAGTATGGCTCACCTCTAGGTCAGAAGGCGCACCTATATAACGTTGCTGATATCTGTAAGTTGTCATCAAGGATTGTAGTTTGTGAAGGTGAGTTAGATACTGTAATAGTTTCAGGTGTACTTGGTATGCCAGCAGTAGGTGTTCCTGGTGTTGCAGCTTGGAAGGATCACTTTGCTAAATTACTTAACGGATATGATGTTGTATATATCGTTGGTGATAATGATGTTAAGGAAGATGGTACTAATCCAGGGGCGGAGTTCTCGCGGCGTGTCGCAGGGGAGGTGATCAACGGAACAATAGTACAATTACCACCTAATATGGACATTACGGACTATTACCTAGCTAATGGTGCGGATGCAACAAAGCACCTATTGGGGGTTCCAAATGTATGAGCAACTCAGACCTGATGGAACTAGCCAAATGGTTGGCGACCTACGGGATATTAGTAATCAAAGTAGATTACGCCAACGAAACACTGCTGATCAAACTGCCACCGACCAAGGCATAAGCCAAGAGTTTATAGATACAGTAAGAGAACTGTTAGATGAAGCAGGTAATTTACTTCTAAGAAAACAAATGGATTACGGTCCAACCAATATATCTAAAGCACCAGGTGGTCCGATCAACGGATTGCGTGTGCGTATGCACGATAAGATTGCAAGAATAAATAACTTAATTGATAAGGGCGTTGACCCACAGAACGAATCACTTAGAGATTCTTTTATTGATCTACTTAACTATTCTGCCATAGCAATTATGGTTCTTGAAAACAAGTGGCCTAATGATTAACTTAAAAGATTTATTTAATCAACGATCCAAGATACATATGTTAGAACGTAAGGTTGATTACCTTGATAAAAAACTTGAGGCTTGGGTTATGACTTTTGAAGAATTGTATGTAAAGAAAAATGACTGAAGATTTACACCCGACTTTCTATGAGCTAGTACCTAGCGTAGCCACAGTTATAGTCCGCAGGTTTAAAGGGTGGGTAGATAAGAAAGATGTAATGCAGGAGTGCTACGCCTGGTCTCTATCTAAGAACGCACACTTCCTTGAGCAGTTAAATGAACCGGATCTTAATAAGCGTTTACGTAATGAGAAGCGTATTGCCTACCAGATGAGGCGTATGGCTGAACGCTATGCCCGCAAAGAGAAGGCAAGCAAGGCTGGCTACCACACCAGCGATGAATCTTTTTATGAGACAACCACTATCGCACAACTACTACCCTTTGTAATCCAATCAGTATTGCACGGGACTGTCTTACAACAGGCACAAGATATGATCAACGATGGCACACCAAAGAAACCATCAGCCCCTGCTGAGAGCGGTAATCTAATTGCTATCCTCCTTGATATTAAGAAAGCATATGAGAAGTTAGATGTTGATGAAGCCAAGATACTAGAGCTTAGATACCACGACGCCTGGACACTTAATCAGATAGCACAATACCTTGAGGTGGCTGTCTCTACTGCTGATCGTAGATGCACCAACGCTATGCGTAAGCTACAAGATTTACTTGGCGGTGATACACCTTGGAGTTAAAAGAGCCAGAGTTATTTGAATACTTAAAAGAGTTTCATTACTCAGACCTTGAGAAGAGTGAAGAGTTTGACACTTGGGATTGTGTATCCCTAGAACATAAGATGTTTATAGAATTAAAATCACGCAAGACACACTATCCTGAATTACTTATTGAAGAGATGAAGTATCAAGCATTAGTTGAGGCGGCAGGTATCCGCTCACTCGCACCTTGGTATATCAACGCAACACCTGAAGGCATATGGGGATTTGATCTAAGCAAACTACCAGCCCCTGCGTGGGAAGATAAGTGGCTACCTAACACAACAGAGTTTGGTAATAGAGCTAGTCGCACCAAGTTAGTAGGTTTCCTCAAGGTAAGTGATGGGGTGTCTTTATGATATATCAGTATGAGTGTCCTGGTGATGGTGAGACTATTGAGATTGAGTTTCCTATCACCGCAGTCCCCCAAAATGTTAGATGTTCTACCTGTGGTGCTGAGCTTAAGCGTATTTACACGGCACCAGCCGTTCAATTTAAGGGTAAAGGGTTCTATACAACTGACAAATGATCTGATATAGTTTTCTTACTGGCTAGATCCTATATCTAGTTGAGTGCTGGCAATAGCCCTTACGGTATCCTATCCCGTAGGGGTTTTTGTCTTTTAGAAATAGAAAAGCCCCGCCAGGAAGGGTGGCGAGGCTGTCCCTAGGAGACCGGAGAAACTGTTAACCGGTCAAGAGTTAGATACTATCACATTAATAATAGTAATTGCATACCAATTTCTCTAGTGTATATGGGTGGTATTGCTTCTACCAGTTCTCCCCATATCATCCAATCAATTCCCATAGCCTCTCTTGCTTCCTCAATACTCTTAGCAGTATGACCACCCTTTGGTATCTCATCTCGCATAGATCCGTAAACTCCGACTGGTTTGCCCTGGTTCTTATGATCGCAAGGTGAGCCAACGATAGGTAGATTACTTTCAAACCTTCTATGCCTTCTAACCTTTAATCCAAAGTATGAACCACACATTTGTATTGGGTTAATCAATGGCGCACCTGGCACATTCTCAATCACATAAGGTTTACCACTTGCTATCAAAGCTTCTCTTGTTTGCGGTATTAGATCTACCTTATCTGTTGATTTACCCTGAGCATTGCGTAAATGCTGAGTAATACTGTGGGTCTGGCAAGGGGGACTAGCAGTAATCACATCAAATGATTTAAGGAAGTCCATATCCTTCATTAGTTCTAGGCAGTCAGCCTGAATAAACTCATATGGATATCTCTTCTGCTTCTTTATATCCACGCCCACTACCTCAAAGCCTGCTAAATGGTAGCCCTTGCTTGCACCACCAGCCTTGCAGTATAAATCAAGGAGTTTCATCAGTAATATCTATGCTTGAGAAAGAACTTGTTTGCCTTACAAGGTGTTTGGTATCGCTTAGAAATATATTTAAGACCTCGCAAGACTTGATACTCAGCTCTGCTATCTGTCTCTCCAAGGAGTTGAGCAATTCCGTAAGCACTTGATCCTCGTTGGTTCTTTGCGTAGTTATCAAACCTGCTCTCACTGGTCCAAAGGGACTTAAGGCACTCCCACTCTCTTCCTTGCCACCCAAAACCAGCCTGAGCGTAGTTCTTTGCGAGCTTCTTGTTATAGTTTTTTTCATCTTGTGTTGCCTTCCTATTTGAGATAACACCATCAGGGATTTTCCCTACTGGTGGTGGAAATAATTTATCTTGTCCTACTATCAGTAGACTTAGTGCGACCAGTAATATCAAACCACTTCTTACCCATTTGCTCATCGGCTTCAACCTCTTCCTCAAGGTAGGCGCGGTATACATTTGGGTAATCTCTACTCAAACGGGCTAACGCTCTATCCCTTGCTCTACGATAATTTCTCCGGCGAACTGCTTGTAATTTAGCGGTCTCTATTCTCCGCTCTATTTTGCTCAATTACTCCACCTCTCCATACAGTTAGCGATAGTAGATAATACAATAGAAGTGATCTCAATCTGGGGAGACACCTCTCTCGCGTCCTCGTCATCTGTAATCCACTCCTGGACATAAATCTTACTGTCCAGAGGGCTTTGCCTATACCATTTTAACGCCTCTGACGGGCTTTCTCCGCCCCATATGGCTATGTTTTGAGCGTCTGATACCTCATAAAATATCACTCTCTTTAATGCCCCGTTGCGTAGCTCTAATACATTACTCATTACTTCCCCTTCTCATAACATTTGTAGCAGGTATATCCCGATACATCTTGATCTAAGTTATCACAATCACACTCTTTACTCACTTGCTCTCCTTCTCTCTCATTACTCTCTTATCCTCGCAATCAGAGCAGGTCTCTGACCGGTATTCCACTTGGTCAAACTCAACATCACACTCATTACAATTAACCAACTCTTCGTAGCCCCCACTCAGGGCAAACTCATCACCGGATAAATAGCGTGGCTCTACCATTCCAATACCCTTTCCATTTTTACATCATCATAACCTTTATTTCTCCACGCTTTAGCAATATCTCTCGCTTGCTGGTAGGTAAGTGGGCGGTCATTAACCTCACTACCTCCCACCCATACTGTCCAATTCATAATGCGTTCTCCTCCTCGTTTCTCTTTAGGTCGTTGATAGTGGGCTGGTCGGTGGTCAGTTCAACCAATTCCTCAGCCAACTCTATTAGTTCGTTTATTAAGTTGCTCATTATTTCCTTTCAAAAGTTAGTTCATCAAGGTAATGTTCTAAGGACATACCCTCGTAATCGTCCTCATTCCAGTTAATAACCCACTCAGGAGCTTTACGGCTATTTAATAGACCGCTCTCCTCGTTGAGCCAGTAGAGTTCATAGCCGTTAAACTCGTCCCAAAATAATAGAACGCTATAACTCTCCCCTCTATGTTCAAAATAAATATACCGTTTCCAACTCATTTCCTCGTGGCGTGAGCCAGTTATATTTATATCTTGTATTGCGTTCATTATCTTGCGCCTTCTCTCTCTAGTATTGATAGGTTCATTTCACAATCATCACAAAGGTAATTGCCTTCGTAATCCTTCGCTATATCCCACCAGACAGGGTTAGTTATCTCCCACCCGCAGGATTTACAGATAAACTTCTTCATTTGTCGCACCCACAAATCTTTATATCTTGTAGGCAGTCCCCGCACAAAACCTGGTTCATACTCTCTCTCCTATCTGTGGTTAAAATAGAGAATAGTTTTCTCTATTAGTTCTAGACATTCTTCATCTGTTGCTTCATCTCCCTCTAGCCAGAAGATAAAATTGATTAGACCCAGAGCCATACCAGCCTCTCCGCCCACCTCAAGGTAGGCGTTAAAGCTTTCCTGGCTCTCTAATATCGTCTCTATTTCTTCTCTATTAACTGGGGTTTTCTCGCTCATTTACTTGCCCTCTCTTTCATAATTTGAGGCTGACCTAAAAACCTTCTTACTTGTGCCAGTTGATCAATCCTGCCCTGATAGTAGGCGCGGTCTGCCCCGTTGCCTTTATCAAAGCCGCACTCAATCAACCGCTCAAACACCCATTCGGCTTCTACATTCAAGAATTGCTCTAACTCTTTCATTATTTATTTCCTTCCATTCCTAGATCTTCTCTGGTTAATTCCCAGTTGCCAGCCTCAAACCATAATTCATCAAGGGACATAGTAAAGGCGTGCTTAAACCACTTATCTGCCCCTGCCTCGTTGATTAGATCTGCCTCTTCCTGGTCTATCTCTTCGTAAAGATCCCAGAACCGAGAAACTAATTTCGTATACTCAGTCAAAATTGCGTTGGTTTTCTCCAGGATTTCCTCTTTAACTTGCTTCTTCTCTTCAGTCTGAAGGGTTTTAAGGCTCTTAACATTTAAGTTAATTTCCTTTCCGTCAAACTTAAACAAGGCGTAAGAGATTGCGTCTTCTGCGGTATCAAAATCACCCTGAAAGAAATCGCCTTCTCTCTCCTGTATTTCCCACTTATCAACGCCACCAGGAGAGCAAGAATACTCAACCTCGTAGATGTCTAGATCTGTCATTACCTTCTCCTATCAGTAATTAAGGTAGAGCGTTCGCTCTCCCTCTCTCTCACCTGTTGGTAAGATACTACACCATTCTCCCCCACCTCTGGAAGAATGGCATAGAACGCCACCAAAAGCTTGTCCTTTATGTCCGTTTTTTACTGGCACACCTTCAAACTTCCCACACACCAGCCCGCACCATTCCACCAGAAACTGGTAGAGATCAGATACAAGCCAGCAAGCAAGGAGAGCCAGAAGGCGATCCTCACGATCTTCCTCACCTGGTAATAAGTTTTAGATCTCATTAGACCAAAGCCTCCTTAAATCCTTCAGCGATCTCGCGCCAGTTCACCCGATAAAGTGATCCAATATCGCACTGCATTGAGTGGGTGGTTGGGTTCAGGTTCTCAAACTCAAATAACTCCCCGACATAGTTCTCTATATACTCCGTAAAATCGCGGAAGATTTCTGGAGTGGTTGGTTCGCCTTCCTTATGGAGTTCTTGAAAGTAAATCTCAAGATCCTTGGTCATTCCATAATCGTTGGTCAACCAGAGATTGGTTGCCCAAGTTTCACGATTAGACCAGCCGTTATATTCTTGTATTTCCATTTGCTCGCCTTCCTTCTCACTCACCAGTTTAGGAGAGTGCCACCGCCCACCCGTGAGGGTGAGCGATAGCCCGCCACTAAGCCTGATTTAGATAATAATCGTCGTCCTGGCAATCAGGGCAAACGGCATTACAGCAATCACAATCTGGATCTTTATCGTGTTTGCAACATTTTAGATCTACATCAAATTGCTGAATTGAGAAGTTAATCGCGGTAGTTTCATAGTCTTCATCTTCTTGATTTGAGTTCGCTGGTTCTTCAATCTGGAGAAGTAAATGCCCTTCCAGGTTAGATAATTCTTCAGCAGTTAAATCTCTGTAAGTTTGAAACGATAATTTGATTTCATAGTGCTTCATTATTTCATTGCCTTCCTATGATTTGCACGGGTGCATTTACCGCAGATTTGATACTTAGTGAAGGCAGTTAGTAAATCTAATTCCTGCCCGCATTGTTTACATTTGGCGTTCATTATTTACTCCTATCTAATAAGTGGGCGGGGTGCTCACTAGGTAAATAGTAAGGGACGATCCCCTATCAGGTCAAGGATCAAACCAGAGAGTTGCCCCAGTTGACCAGCTTCGGACATATCGGGCAAATCGGACACCCGGTCAATCCCAACTGGAACTGGATTTGGATCTGGATTTAGATCTGGCGCGAGCCAGAAGAAGGACGGCGCGGACTGGTGATAGCGGTGGGTTGGTGATCGTTGGCGGTGATTAGGGAGAGTTATTAAAATTAGGGGACGCCGATAGGTTAGCAAGCCCTCGCCTCTTTACCAATCCCCCAATCGGCTAGCGGTAGGGGCTTATGCCCCGTAGGAAAGCGGTCTAAGCCATACGACAAACCCCATATATTGAAAAATCGCAGCGTATAGTGTTATGTACCCATTACAAATATTTTTCCTAAAGTCAATATTTTGGGTACCAATATAGCTATATATAGTGACTTACGTCACATAATATAAAGTTTTTTACCAGAAAGCGGGAAATCGATCAGATTTCCTGCCTTATATATAGTAGGGGAGTAAAACGGACTGTTATGAGTTTTACGACCTAGAAGTCGCTACGTCGAAGACTTCGCTCCTAGGTAGCATCCCTAAGGGATGATTACCAACTTACCCCTCACTTCGCTGTAGCTCGCTCGGGCGCTAAGCCCGTAAAGCGAGATACACTTCGCGGCAGGTGTAATAGGTTATATCCGGTATAAAGTAAAATCCCCTCCGGTCTAAAGATTTACGACAGGAGAAGTGTGTCCGAAAATTCAGCAGATATAGCTAAACGAATCATCCTAAGTTGCGTCGCGCAAGGTATGACCATCGAGCAGGCTTGCGGTTCAGCCGGTAAGTCGATGAAGACCTATGAGTACTATCGTCGCACCGATAAAGTATTCTCCGATAAAGTAGATCGCACCCGCCTAGGTTTAAAAGACAAAGTCTTTGCATCCGGTGATGTCCACGACATCTCATTCGCTGAGTTCCGTGAGCGGTTCCTAAATCAAAGAACCTTCCCCCACCAGCAAAACTTGGTAGATGTAATTGAGGGTCGGGAACCTTCTTGGCTACACCCCGCTATGAAGTGGGAAGCAGGCCTAGCCGATAACAGAATTTTAATTAACATCCCGCCAAACCACGCGAAGTCAATTACAATAACCGTTGACTACGTAACCTGGCAGGTTTGTAAAAATCCTAACTTTAGAGTCTTGATCGTCTCTCAGACCCAGCGTCTTGCAGCAGACTTTCTATACGCCATCAAACAACGATTAACTCATCCTATGTATGAGAATCTGCAGCAAGCATACGCTGCTGGCGTAGGTTTTAATAGCAAATCCGCTTCGTGGCAAGCCACCCGTATTACCTTTGGTGATGAGCTTAGAGAATCCTCTGAGAAGGATCCCAACATAGAAGCAGTCGGTATCGGTGGTCAGATCTACGGTAAACGTGCAGATATGATTATCATCGACGACGCAGTTACTTTAAGTAACGCAAATGATTTTGAACGTCAAATCAAGTGGTTAACACAGGATGTCCGGTCCCGTCTTAACCCTACAGGTAAGTTAATCGTAATCGGAACCCGCGTAGCATCCGTTGATCTATATCGAGAGTTGCGTAACCCCGATAGATATCCAGGCGGTTTAGTTCCTTGGAAATATCTAGCTATGCCAGCGCTCTTACAAACAGATGAATCCCCTGAGAAGTGGGAAACATTATGGCCAGCATCTGATCAACCATTTGACGGCCAAGGTGAAGATCAAAAGAACGAAGACGGCCTATACCCAAGATGGAATGGTCGCAACCTATTTAACGAACGTCAATCTATGGACGCTTCCACCTGGGCTTTAATTTATCAGCAACAAGATATTTCAGATGACGCCATATTTGATCCGGTATGTGTTAGAGGATCTATTGATGGTATGAGAAAGTCGGGAGCTTTAAATGCGGGTTATCCAGGTCATCCTAAAGACCTTAATGGATTCACTTTCATTTGTGGCCTTGATCCTGCTATGGTTGGTGACACTGCTGTTATTTGTTATGCTATTGATCGCGTCAGCCACAAGCGTTATATTGTGGACGCTCATAAGATTACTCGACCTACTCCGGCACAAATTAGGCAACTCATTTTTGACTGGACGGATCTTTACAAACCTAGTGAATGGATCGTCGAGAAGAACGCGTTCCAGGCTTTCTTAACCCAAGACGAAGGTATCAAAATGCACTTAGCATCTCGCGGTGTAGTTCTTAAAGAACACCATACCGGTTCTAATAAATGGGACTCTGGTTTCGGTGTGGCATCTATGTCCACCCTATTTGGTACAAAGCAATTAGCTGATGGCAAACACCATCGAGATAACTTAATACATTTACCTAGTGATCAAACTGAGAACGTCAAGGCTTTAATCGAGCAATTGATAACTTGGTCTCCGACTACTAAGGGTAAGACCGATATGGTAATGGCTCTTTGGTTCTGTGAGATCAGAGCAAGAGAGATGCTTAACTACGGACAGTATGCAAAGCATCATATGAATAATCCATTCCTATCAAGTTATGAAAGACAAAAACGAGTAGTAGTCAACATCGATGAACTACTTGCGGAGAAGGACACACAGTTCATCTAAGGAGAAAACAATGGGACAAACAAGTTGGATTACCAACGCTGAAGGCGAAGAAGAGTACGTAGACAAAGGCGCAATCACAATGCCTACGCCTAACACAATGGCACAAGCAAAACTTATAGCTGCCGAGGCTGATGCAGATCGTATTGATTACGTAGAGTGGCCAACAAAGGTTCACGGTCAAGAGACTCAAGGCATCTAATGCTTAAACGTCCTGAGCCTAAAGGTATCAGCAAGAAAGCTTCTATTGCCGAAAAAGTAAAGTGGGCAGTTAAAGGTGCATCTAAAGATACCGCTAAGAACGCAGTATCACTTGTTGTGCCATCAGTTAAGGCTGGTTCTGCTGCCGCAAAGATTGGTGACAAAGTCGCTCAAAAGGTAGCTGAAACAACTAAGCCAGGAAAATTAGGAACTGCTGGAGGAGAAAAATTCTCTAAGCCAGTAGAACCTACTAAAAGAACTACCGTTAAAGATGCTGCAGGAAAAGAAAAAGCAGGAACTTACGGAGGATCAAAAGTAGAAGGAACTACCCCTTCAAGAAGTATGGAACAAAGAATTGGTGATGCAAAACGCCAAGATACAAAACGTGCCACTTTAGTTGAAGGTGCTTCTAAAGCTGCTGAAAAAGCAGCAGGACCTGAAGTTGAAAAACTTGCAAATGCTGGTACTAAATTAGCAAACGTATATCGTGGCTATGAAACAGTTAAAGGTACTCAAAAAAATCATTACGTTACAGGTAGAAAAGATTCTACAAAAAAAGTTAAAGGTGACTAATTGTTAAATATAAGAGAGATCACTGCTAAGGTATCTCGTCTACAAACTAAATATGCACAACGCGATGGACGTATGCGTGATGTGCTATCAGTTCGTCAGGGCGATATATCTAAAGTTTATCCGTCGATGTTTTCTGAGGAATATCCAAAGCCTCTCATCGCCAACCTTATTGACGTTTCCGCTCGTGATCTAGCGGAGGCAATGGCACCTCTACCAACATTTAGTTGCTCCGCTTCTAATATGGTTTCAGATGCCGCCCGTAAAGCAGCAGACACCCGTGCTCGTATTGCAAACTATTATGTAACCCGTTCTGAACTTAGCGTTCAAATGTATACCGGTGCTGATTGGTATAACACATACGGAATGATGATTGGCTTTGTTGAACTTGATTATGAGAACAATGATCCAACAATTAAACTTATTAACCCATTCGGTGCATATCCAGAGATTGACCGCTTTGGTCGTTGTTTATCTCTAACACAAATCGTTGGTATGGATGCACAGACATTAGCATCACTATACCCAGAGTATGCAGATCAAATTTTAAACAAGAACACATTCACACCAGGCTCTCCATATCTTTCTTTAATTCGCTACCACGATAAAGATCAAGATGTTATTTACTTACCAGAGCGTAAAGATTTAGTTCTAGCCCGTACACCTAATCCAATTGGAAAGTGTATGGCTCGTATTGCTTTCCGTCCATCTATTGATGGTGAGGCTCGTGGTCAGTTTGATGATGTACTAGCAGTTCAATTAGCCCGTGCTCGCTTTGCAGTATTGCAGATTCAAGCTGCTGAAAAATCTATCCAAGCACCTATTGCTATTCCACAAGATGTACAAGAACTTGCTTTGGGACCAGACGCAATTATGCGTTCATCAAATCCTCAAGCAATCCGTCGTGTTCCACTAGAACTTCCTCAAGGTGTATTTGCTGAGTCTAATGTTCTAGAGCGTGAACTTCGTATGGGTGCTCGTTATCCAGAATCTCGTTCTGGTCAACTAGACGCATCCGTTGTTACAGGTCGCGGAGTTCAAGCATTACAAGCTGGTTTTGATACACAGATCAAAGCAGCACAAGCACAATTCGCTAGAGTCTTTACTGAGTTAGTTAGTATTTGCTTTGAGGCAGATGAAAAACTATTTGGTAATAAAGTAAAAGAGATTCGCGGAATTGATGACGGTACTCCGTTCACAATGAAGTATGTTCCATCCCGTGCTATCAATGGTGATTACACTGTAGATGTTCGCTACGGAATTATGTCAGGACTAGATCCTAACCGTGCAGTTATTGCATTACTACAGATGCGTTCTGACAAACTGGTATCTCGTGACTATGTACGCCGTGAGATTCCTGTTGAGATTAACGTTACCCAAGAAGAACAAAAAGTTGATATTGAAGAAATGCGTGATGCACTAAGAGTTGCAGTAGCACAATATGCTCAAGCAATTCCAGCATTAGCAGCACAAGGTCAAGATCCTTCACAGATCATTAGCCGTATTGCCGAAGTAATTCAGGGACGGCAAAAAGGTATGCAGATTGAAACCATTGTGGAGAAAGCATTTATGCTTGAACCACAACCGCAGGCAACCCCGTTGCCTCAATTGCCGGTAGCAGGTGCGGCCCCCGCTCCTGCCTCGCAGCCTACTCCAGTACAAACTGGCGGTGTGGCCCCTGCTCCTGGCCAACAACCACAAGGTAAACCTGACATTGCATCATTGCTCGCCTCAATCGGCGGCGCGGCATAAAGTAGAGGGGGTGAATAATGAACAAAGGATCAAGAGCAGCAGCTCCTATGTCAAAGCCAGTTGAGGGCAAGAAGGATACTTCTAAGCCAGCAGGCGGAAAGACATATTTTGGCTACACAGCAGCAGCACGTAAGGGAAACAAAGTAAAAAAGGGCTAATCAATTATTAGATAGGTGGTCGGGCGTGGATGACAATAAAAATTTCGTACCACGTCCGATCCATCTGGCAGATGTGTTAGTTGTACTTGCAGGATTTTTTAATAACATTGCACAAAGTTTTGTAGTGCTAACAGAAGAATTTTTAGAATTAACAGTTTATAATGCAAACAGAGAAAGCAAAGTTAAAAAAGTTTGGGAAGACTTTGCTAACGACTTAGAGAAGATTCAGGAGGACCAAGATGGCGCTTGAAGACGCAGTTAACCCAATTAAGGGAGCATCAGGTCCAGGTAAGTATGCAAAGAGAATTGATCGTATGCCAGCTAACGCTTATGGCGAACAAAAACAAACAGCAGAAATAGCATCAGGAGCACCTCTTGCTAAGACGCCAGATGTGCGTCCAGCACCTGCATCAGAAATTAAACAAGCAGCAACTATGGGTGAAGTAACCCCGCTATTTGCACCAACCCAACGTCCAACTGAACCAATTACCAATGGTATTGCTGTAGGGCCAGGTGCAGGACCAGAAGCGCTTATGATGCAACAAGGAATGGCTTCTACTAAGTTATCAACAACTTTAGCAAAATTATTACCTTATGACACTACAGGCGAGATAGGCGTTCTTTACCAACAAGCTGCATCTAGAGGTTTGTAGTGGCTAGTATAAATATTAAAGCTGCTGCTGCACAAGCAGGACTTACTCCTGCCGAGCAATCACAAATAGATGGCTTGGGTAAATTAGTAGATTCACACCGTAACCTATTAGCTATGCCTGTAGAGTACGCACAACAAACTTTTGCTTCATTGCCACAAGATCAACAAAATGCTCACGTTGCTATGTTTGGTGGAGAAGATCCACAATTAGCAGCAAAACGCGGTTGGTTAGGTAATTCTTTTCATTACTTAGGTCAAAGTACTAAAAATGTTATTGCTGCTCCTTTTAAAGCATTAAACGAAGTATCAGATTTTATGACCCGCCTATATCGCACAGGCGCTATTGCATTAGATCAAAATGTTGATATTGGTAAAGCATTTGAAATAGCAAACGACAAAGGCGATAATGTATTTAGCCCAAGTCGTATTGCTGATGCTAAACAAAAATTTGGTAATAATTATATTTCAGTTGCAACTAAAGTAGCTCAAGGTCAACGCCTTTCTGATATTGCAATTAATGGAACTGAAGAAGAAAAGAAGATTGCAGCAGATGCTGCACAAAATAAAGACCCGTTATTTCAAGATGCTTTAGATGCTGTTCAAGCAGCAAAGTATTCTCCAGGACGTCAATTAGCAAACCTATTATTGCCAGGATCTTTAGAAGGTTCAGGCTTTTTATACAAAGGTATTTCTGGTACAGTAGATGCCGCATATCGTATATTTGCAGATCCAACTCTTATTTTAGGTAAAGCCAAAAAAGCCTATGATGCTGGTGACTGGTTACTTTATAATGTTATGGGTAAAGAACAACAGACTTATGGTCGTTCATTATTTGGTACTATAAATAACGAAGCACAAGTAGATCGCGTATTTTCTAATCCTAAAGTTTCAAACTTTTTTAATGTATATGGATCTGAATTAGATAGCTTGGCTAAAGCCCGTAAAGCAGGCGATCTTGCTGCAATGGAAAAAGCATCAACCCAATTAAAACGTTTAGCTCCTGAGTTTGGTCCTTCATCAGTAGATGAATTTATTCGCGCTGGTGTTAAAGATGCCCCTACTGCAAGTAACTATTTAAAGAATGTGCAAGACACAACTTTTATACTTAAAGGACAAGCTGCTCGTAAAACTCCTTTAGTTCCTCAACTAGACCTTGCTCGCAAAACTCGCGTTGCAGCATTAACTACCGGTAATAAATTTCTTAATATTGATAAAGTTGGTCAAACTTTAGTTCGCAACCTTTATGGCATTGGCGCAACTCCTGAAACGGTTATTACTAATTTAGGTAAAAATGCTGAAGCAATAGGTAAAGCAGAAAAAGCAGTTGGCAAATTTAAACAAGATGGTTCTATCCGTTTAGGATTAAACCAGATTCAAGGCAAGGTAGATCGTTTTGCCCAAAAATTTGCAACAGTTCCTTATTTTGCAAATAACTTTTTCGATGTTAATAGTCCTGATGCAGCTAGTAAAGTATATCAATTAGCGCGTTTGGGTAATACTAGATACCATTCAAAAATTATTTCAGAAGCTTTTGCTGCTGGTGATGAAGGACAAAAGCGTCAAATATTTCAAGGTATTTGGGGAACACTTGCTGAAGTTCGCGGGTGGAATAAGTCTGATTCAGGTTTAGTTCAACTTGGACAACAGTTTGCTAAAAAACAACGCTATGCTCCAACTATTCTTAAAAAAGAAGTTGATCCTTTAACTGGTAAAGAAACAACAGTTTCTTATAATCCAGCAAATTTTGATGGACAAGAATTAGCAGTACTAGATTGGCAATTGTCATCTGGTATTTCAGTTCCTTCAGTTATGGATCTTGATAGTTATGCTGGTCAAGGCGCATTATTTACTAGGATGCTTGGCCCTAACTATAAAAAATGGGCTGATAAAATAACATCTAACTGGGTATTTTATACTCTTGCTGGTCCTCGTTTCGTTATCCGTAACGCAGCAGAAGATCTAGGTATTCACGTTGCTATTGGTGATTCTCCTTGGGGAATTGTTAAAGGTAAATTTCTTTCTAAAAGATTAGAATTAGCAAAGAAAGATGGAAACTTAGGTTTCATAAATAAATTTGTTAACAAAAACGATATTGCTAAATATCAAGATGAAATTGCTAGAGCAATTGATAAAGGCAATGTTAATGCTGTTCGGGCTATTCAAGCCAGGGCAGTTCGTGAGGATGGTCTAGGCCAAAAATTAGATAAACGTGGGGCTGAGATAATATCTGAGCATACATTACTTGGTGATATGGACGCTTTATCAGAAGCCGTATCCGAAGGTGGAAAAAACTCCCTTCGTGGTGCTAGTCAATATTTAAACGTTACAGAAGATGTATCTAAATATGGCAAAGTAGAAGCATTTGAAGTAGACGGTATTAAATATAAACAACAAACCGGTACTTCATTTGATAATTTTAATCCAGTAATAAACCAACAAAACCGAGTATCTTGGTTAATGTCTATTGCTGTTAATGCTAACTCTGATCTTGGATCTTTAGCTATTAAAAATTTAGATCCTAAGATTGATCGAGTAGATGCTATTAATAATATCCGCAAGTATTTAGATGGTCTTTCACCAAAAGATCTTGCTCGTTTTGAACTATATACTAAAAAAGGTGTAACTACACAACGTCACGCTGAAGCAATTTATGATTCAGTAAGACCATACTTTAGTAAACGTAATGGTGATATCAATACAGATTTATTAAGCCAAGTTCGCAAAGTAGATAAAGACGGAAATATCTCCGTTAACTCTGAGGGAATTAATTTAACCCATATTCCAAGAGAAGGTCAGTTTGATCTTGCCCCTGAATTTATTTCAGGTCCAACTCTTATACCAGTACTAGATAGCGGTAGTTTCCCTAATGGTATTATGGATAAAGGCTGGGATATTATGGGTGCAGCAAACGCCCGATTATCTAGAGTTCCATTAGTAGATGATGCCATAATCAATATTCGTAAAACTATGGATGAAACAGGCTTTGAAAAATCATTTATTGAAAAAGCAACTGCTGGAAAAACTGGTGAAGATTTAATAAAGGCAGAAACTAATGCTAAAAAACAAATTATTGGTATAGCAGAAGACCTTGCAAAGAACAGAGTATTGTCTTATGTAGATAATCCTCAAGTTCGCAGCCAACTTTCTATGTCTATTCGTAACTTTGCACGGTTCTACCGTGCTACAGAAGACTTTTATCGCCGCGTAGGTCGTACTCTTCGTTATAATCCAGAAGCATTAACTCGTGCATCATTAACTTACGAAGGTATTTCACACTCTGGCTTTGTACAAACAGATGATAACGGAGATCAATACTTCTTTTATCCAGGTTTAGCACCTGTTTACTCTGTAATGTCTAGGGTTACTGACGCATTTGGCTGGAAAGATGCCTTTAAAGTTCCTGCACCATTAGAGTTTGGTGCTAAGTTGAAGATGATTACACCATCTTTAAACCCTGATTCATTGTTTCCTACATTTGCTGGTCCTTTAGCAGCAGTTCCATTAAGTTTTGTTGGAGCAGCTATACCTCAAGTTAAAGATCTTGAAAGTTATTTGCTGGGATCGTACGGCGTAGATCAACCTTTAATTTCTGCAATATTGCCATCACATATTAACCGAGCATTGCAAGCTTATAATCGAGATGAACGTAATTCTCAATATGCTTCTGCTTATCGCAAGGCAGCAACCTATCTTGAGGCTACTGGTCACGGGTTAAAACCTAAAATTGACCCAGCAACTGGATTAGAAGTTGCACCAACCGAAGGTGAACTTGCTGATTACCAAGATAAATTGCAATCCTCTACATTAACTGTATTGATGTTACGTTTTGCTTTTGGTTTCTTTGCTCCTGCATCTCCTCAAATAACTTTAAAGTCAGATATGGCTAAATGGGTTAGAGATAATGGTGCTACCAGTTACAAGCAAGTATTTAATCAAATGTTATCAGCTAATAATTTTGATATTGATAAAACCACAAAAGAGTGGATAAAAAATTATCCAGATCAAATGCCTTATACAATTTCAGAATCTGATAAAACTACAGTAGCAAAAATTGCTCCGGTAGAAAGTGCTGCTAACTGGATAAATCAGAATCCTGAACTTATGAAGAAGTATCCTCAAGGTGCTTCTTTCTTGATTCCACAATCTGGTGATTTTGATTTCAACGCATACAAGTTACTTCAGAAATCAGGACTTAAAGTCAATAAGACTCTTACAGATTTCTTATCAGAGGTACAGACTGCAAAAGATAAACAAGAGTATTATGCTAAAAAAGATGAACTTGATACTAGTTTAAAAACTGCATTTTCTGATTCATACCGTCGTATGCTTAAAGATCAATGGGATACTTGGTCTACACAGTTTAAAGGCGTAAGACCTTTATTACAAATAGAATTGGGTAAAGGCGCAGCAAGTAAAGTTGAAAAACTAAAAGCTTATCAAGACTTGCGTTTAATGCTTGATGATCCTAAATTTAGAGACATACAACCTAATACTAGGTCCGTATTAAATTCTATGGTTCAAGAATACGAAAATTATATTTCTATAAGAGACTCAGCCTTTGGCTCAAATGCTAATTCTCAAGACTATAAAGATATGTTAAAAGTTAATGTTATTTCTAGATTAAAAGAATTAGCGTCAACAAATGCTAGTGCTAAATCTGCATACGATGTTCTATTTTCATCATTGGTAAGGGAGTAAAATGGCAGCAGTCACAACGCAAAGGCCTATTAAGAAAAAACAAACACAGGCTGATCGTCCAAAAGATTACAATTCTTCTGCTCAACCACTAGAAGAGGGTAATGCTTTACCTAGCAGAGATATCTCAAAAGAAATTGCTGCTGCTCCTAAATGGTTATACGGCAAAACTGATCCTGAAAAACAAGCAATTGCCAATGCGCTTACAAGTGCTGGTTATCCGGTAACTAATTATAAAGATATTGAAACTCTTGTAGGTCAATACCAAAAAGCATTATCTGATAACCAAATGCGTAATACCAACTTTGGTATCAGCCAGACACTTGATGAATTTATTGCCGCTAAAAGAGCGGAAGGTGTAGCAGGTGGTGCTCCAAACGTTACCCTTACAACCAGCATATCAGCTCCTACTGAGGCTGCTGCTGTAATCAATACTGTCTTTAAAAGTCAACTTGGTAGAGATGCAACACCAGAAGAAATTGATATCTATACAAAGAAGCTTAATTCTGCTGAAAAGAAAGCCGCAACTAAATCAATATCTCGTAGTTCAGGTGGAGTTACATCTACTCAATATTCAGGTGGTTTAGATAAAAATCAATTCTTAACTGAACAAGTTCAAAAACTTCCAGAATTTTCTACTAAGAAAGCACAAAAAACATCTTTAACTACACAATCTATATCTGATACAATTTTAGCAAATGGGTTAGGAAAAACAATATCTCAAGCTCAAATTGATGACTGGTCTAAACAAGTACAAAATGGTACAAACCTTGATGTTATTAAAAATCAAATTAGAGGTATTGCTGCTAATGGTATGCCTGATCACGTTAAGCAATTATTAAATACCGGTGTAAATCTTGATTCAGTTTATGCTCCATATAAAACTACTATGGCTGCAGTTTTAGAATTACCTTCTACCAGTATTGATCTTAATGATCCAGTTCTTAGAGGTGCTATAGGCCCTGATAAAGAAATGTCTATATATGATTTTCAACGGGCATTACGCAAAGATCCTCGTTGGCAATATACAAATAATGCTAGAGATGAAGTATCAAGTTCGGTAATGCAAGTTCTCAAAGACTTCGGATTCCAGGGGTAAATAATGGCTACACCTAAAAGTACTACTTCAAACTTTACCTATGGCGCTGGTAATCCAGTAGGCGTTCCTACTGTTGCTAAGCCCGCTCCTAAACCAGTTGCTCCTACTAAATCTACTGCTGATAAATCAATTCTTAATACATTAAGCGGTTTATCACAATCATTAGGAACTCTTGGCGGAATTGTAGAAAAATTAGGTAGTAGCGGTTCTGCTCCTGTTACTCCAACAACTGGGCCGTCAGAGGCGGAACAATTTGCAGCGCAACAAGCATTATTACTTAAACAACAGCAAGAAGCAAATGCGGCAGCAGCTAAAGAATCTCGCCAATCTGCATATGATTTATTATATCAGCAATTTTCTCAATACGGACTAGGTGCTTTAGTAGAACCTCTTAAAGCATTAGTTCAGGAAAACGTTTCTCCTTCAGAGTTTGCTCTTCGTTTACAACAAACAGATGCTTATAAAAAACGTTTTGCTGCAAACCAAGACCGTATTGCTAAAGGACTTAGAGCATTAAACCCTGCTGAATATATTGGTCTTGAAGATCAATACCAAAACATTATGCGTAATTATGGATTACCTGCATCTTATTATTCTAAAGATTCTATGGGTACTCAATCTGGTTTTAATCAATTACTTGCTAATGATGTATCCGCTACTGAATTAGAAGATCGGGTAATGACTGCACAAAGCAGAGTTGTTAATGCTAACCCAGAGGTTAAGCAAGCGCTTAGATCATTCTATCCTGATATTACAGATGGCGATATCTTGGCTTATACACTTGATCCAACTAAGGCATTAACTGATATTAAACGCAAGGTAACTGCCGCTGAAATTGGTGGAGCAGCCCTTGGTGCAGGACTTGCTACAAGTCAACTAGCCGCTGAAAACTTAGCAAATTATGGTGTAACTAAAGGCCAAGCACAACAAGGTTATGGCGCTATAGCAGAGTTCTTACCTACTGGTCAAAAACTTTCAGAGATCTACCAAGAATCTCCTTATACTCAACAACAAGCAGAGCAAGAAATATTTAATCTTGCAGATTCTGCTGCTGCCGCTAAGAAACGCAAGCGCCTATCTCAATTAGAGACAGCCACATTTAGTGGTTCATCTGGTGCTGGTGGTGGAGCATTAAGTAGAGATAGAGCAATGAGTAACCAGACATATGGAGCTGGTTCTTACTAAACAACTAGGCCTGCTAACGGGACGACTGGTCCGTTAGAGTGATATCAAACACCAGTAGTAGAAGCCATATAAAAGCCCCCGATTTTATATGAGGTCTACGAAACTACAAACAGAATGGGAGATGGACCAATGTCCAATTTCGACTACGAGGATGAAGATGACGATTTCACACAGGAATCTAATCAGAATAATGATCTCGTTAAACAGTTGCGTAAAGCAAATAAGCAAAAGGAAAAAGAATTAGCTGAGCTAAAAGCACAGTTTGAGGGAGTTTCCAAAGCACAAAGAGAACGAGCTATAAAAGATGTCCTCGAAGCTCGTGGAGTGAATAAGAAAATTGCTTCTTTCATTCCTTCGGACATAGACCCAACTGAGGAGTCTTTGTCTAAGTGGTTAAACGAATACGGTGACGTATTTGGTGTAACTGCTGAACCAACCCAAGAGGTCGTAGACCCAGCTCAAGCGGCTGCGTATAAGAAGATGAATAACGCTGTTGACTCTGGATTAACTCCAGATTCGTCAGATGATATTCTAAGAAAAATTCTTAATACAAACAGCAAGGAAGAGTTGGACGAAGTCATACGCCAATCAGGGTTATAACTTCTATCCGAAAGGTTAATTCCTAAATGGCAATTCCAGGCGGTACGCTAACAGGTACCTCTGCCATCAGCAATTTAGTCCAGACCGCGTATGATCAATACGTCCGTATGGCACTACGTTCCATTCCAGTAATGAGAGCGCTTGCAGATGTCAAACCTGTTCAACAGGCAATGCCAGGATCATCAGTTGTATTCTCAATCTATTCTGATTTAGCACAAGCTACTTCAACTTTGACAGAATCACTAGATGTTTCTTCTATTGCTCTAGGTAATCCAAACCAGATTACCGTAACACTTCAAGAGTACGGCTCAGCCGTAAC